ACCACTCTCGCTGTCAACGGTAATGTTGAACGTACCTGCCGATACCAACGTTGCTTCTACAGCAAATTTTAAGGCTTGTTTAGTGCGAATAGGGTCGCCCATATCCTGCAAAGCCGTTTGAATGTAGCTGTTGATGTTGCTGGACGTATTTGAGTACAACTGATTCAACTGGCGGCTTGTATCTGTGCCGTACAAATTGATTTTTCCTGACACTGGCGCAGATGTGACGTACTGAATCGGTTGCACCTGGCTTGTGATAAACCATTTCTTGTCAAAAAACACCGCTTGGATGTAACGTGAGCCGCCAAACCCATAAGGACACGACGGACTGACGTAAAAGTTAAACACCGCACACAAAATGTTGTTGAGCAGTGTCTGACCCGCTGTAATTGGCTTTGTAAAGTCAATGTAAGGGAAAATACCGTCTAGGGGGTCTGATATTTTGGTGGTTGTAGACCCGACAAGGGCGTACACCCCGTAATCGTTCATAAAAAGCACAGAACGGAAGTACGGGAAGATGGCGTAAATGCGTTTAGAACCGATAGAAGCAGAAACGTTGGTGTTGGTGAACACCGTGCTGCCCGTGGAAGTCACTTGCAGGTTAGAGAAAACGTTGATGCTATCGTCGCCAAAGATGTACAAGAAGTTGTTAGCCGACAGCAGGGCTTGAATGTTGCCGTGCAGCGTTGAGTCTGACAAATTGAACGCCACAGCAGACACAGAGCTAAAGTCAGTGGGGGAAACAGCGCTAGAAGCGTAAACAGTACGCCCAGCAGCCACCCAAACACGCCCTGAAAAGGTTGCAACGTCCACAATTCCGTTGGTGTTAACCACCGCTGTAGCGGTTGCATTAGCCGTTACGTTGCCAGAATAGCCGTTTGCAAAGCTCACAGTAGGCACTGACGTATAGCCAGAGCCAGGATTGTTCATAATGACCTGCGTAACAGCGTTTCCAGACACGATTGCCGTGGCGTTTGCCCCAGAACCGCCACCACCAGAGAAAGTCACATAAAACGTGCCGTTTGCACCATATCCAAACCCGCCGTTAGTCACTTGCACCGCCACTGTGCCCGTTTTGAACGTGGTCAACTGAGCAATAGCGGCTGCACCCGTGCCACCACCGCCCGTGATGGTCACTGTAGGTTGAGATGTGTATCCACTACCCGTGTTTGTCAGGCTAATTGCCGTGACAACGTTGGATGTGATGGTCGCCACAGCCGTTGCCTGAACGCCGTTGGTCTGATTAGGCGCTGAAATCTTGACGCTGGGGGCAGATGAGTACCCAGAGCCTGGGTTTGTGATGCCGATGACCGCTACAGAGCCAATAGACACCAAATTACCGCCATCCCACTCATAAAGACCGTTTACAGGGTCTCCAATGAACATATTGGTGTTTTGATATTGCGCTGCACTGACACCAGATGCAGAAAACGTGCCAGCAGTGGCAACGTTCCCAAAAGCCTTGGTATTCAGGTCAAAATATTCCATTCGACCATCTGTTTCAGAAGCAACAATGTAGTCATCCTGAATATTTACGGATGTCAGGTAACTTACGGTGTTAGAAAAGACTACCGTTGCGTTAGCGCTGTTGGTAACGTATGACGATTGCGGCGTGATACGCAAGTTGCCAGAGCCAATAGGCATAGCATTTTCTAGCCAGTAGAACTCATCTTTTTCAATAGCCGTGCGGTTGGCTTTGGTATCAATTCCCCTGAATTGTTTGATGACCGCATAGCTTTTCTTTTGCTCTGCTGATGCCATTCTTAACCTCCACTGCTATAGGGGTTAGGAATACGTCGTGTATACGTTGAATTCAGGATGTTGAGAACGTGCTTGTTGTACTCTTGTTTAAAAATCTCTGCTTCGCCGTAGGATTGTTCGTAAAACTTGGCTTTGTAAGCAGCGTAATACTGCACAGCCGTGCTGTACGGGTCAAGAATTGAATCAGTAGCGGTAGGCGTACTCAAAGACAATGGAGAAGGCAAAATCACCGTATCCAGCTCAATGTAATACGATTGGTCGGGCACAGGCGCAATGTAGAACTGCTGTTGACCGTACACAGAGAAACAAATAGGGCGACCAACGTAGTTTTGCCAGTAACGCAACTGAGCCGTGAAGTCTGACCAGGGCAAATAACGCATAGGAATGCGACTGTTGCCCCAGTACAAATTGATACCCAAGATATCTATGGTTTGAATCCCGTCAGGCAATGACGCAAACGGGATAATCTCAGCGTTTTGGACGTATTGCAGGGTAGCAGTACCGTCTGCAAAAGACGTTGTAGGCGGGAAAATGTTTGTACCCGTGGGATATGCTGGCGCTGTGCTGCCAGATGTTCCCGATGTTTGGTACTGATAAATATAGATGTTGCTGAACACATACTGACCCGCAGTTACAGCCGTATTAGCTGTCCAAGTGGATGCAGGAGTTGTGTTGTTGTTTGTACCCAGATATGGGTTGGAAGATGCAATGGGAGTTTGGGTATTTTGAATTGTTCTTAGGCAACCCGTGTCCCTTACAAGGCGCTCTCTAGCCTCGTTGATGTAATTTGTTAGCTGACTTTGCGACCAAAAGACATTGTTTGAGTCATGCAACAAATTTTCGACTTGATAGAGGTAGTCATTGAGCGCTGGCATGAAGCATCCATTGTTATGCTACCCGTTTTTGATGGAACTTTCCCCCAGCGGATTTTTCAATCCGCAGGGGTACTACGCCAACAGCCGAGGGTAACGAGCTGTCTTGTTGAGGCTTCTCAGTTGTTATTACAAACTGGTCCAGCTTTTTCAAACTTTCTTCAAGCTCCGCATGAGTGTTAATCCACCCATGCCGAACCAAAATATGTTCTCTGTCTTGTAGTTTGTAACCAAACAATTTGACAGCCCCGTCCAGAGGAATCTCAACGGGAACGTTCTTTTTGAATTCGTAGACAACACCGTCATAACCGATGGTTAATTCGGTGTTGCCACGATTGGTTACAAATACGTTTTCCATCAGAAAGACACAACGTCGCCGTAAACTTGGAAGTTTACCGTGTTGCTGTTGCTAGAGCCAGTATGCACGTTGACATACAAAGCCTGAGTAACAGAACCAGAGACTGTCGTGTTAGACAGATATGGTTGAGCAATAGTCAAGTCTTGATAACGGTTAACCGCTGTCACGTTAGCCAAGATAACGGGAGACACCACTGCGTTAGACAGGTTGCCATCGTTACTTGTCGTAATCGAGACGTTTGCGCTAGAAACATTACCAGTAGGTGCGTTGACTGTTACTCGACGAACAATCACAGCACCTGAACCAGTAAGGTTTCCGCTGTTGGTTAAACCGCCACTCAAGATGGGAATTGTCACCACTGCGTTAGCAGCGGCAGACAAATTCGCCAACGGACCTTGACCAATACGACCATTCCCAAACGAATCGAGATAATACTGACTGACTGAATCGGGATTAGCCATTATTGCTCCTTAAGATGCGTTGTAAGTGCCAGAAACGTTTTGACCACCATCAACTGTCAAGACTTGGATAGTTGTATTGGCGGTTGCAGCGTTTGCAAACACGTTTACACCGTCAGACACAATCACGCCGCCAGTGTTGTTAGCCAGCAATGGACCTACCGATGAGATATTTCCAGTTGTGGCGTTGACACCAGAAGTCATGTTGATAGTGACGTTCGCAGTGGGAGGAACAAGGTACAAACCAGCGGGAACAACGTTACCGACGGTTGTAACTGTCAAGTTAGCAAACTGGAAATACGCACCAGGCGTGTTTGCGTTTGCATTTGCAAGGATGATTTTGTTCAGTGCTAATGACATGATTTTTTCTCCTTACAGTGACAAGTAGTTGTAGTTGTTAATCTTAGACATTGACTTGGGCTTCACAGACACCAATTCAGCAATCATAAGAACAGCACCCACGTAACCAATTTGCCAGTTTGGAAGTGTTGATTCAAATCCAGTAAACACAAACGAGCCTTGTTCGTGGATGTACAACGACAAGTAGTTAGTGTTCAGGAAGTACACAGTACCTTCTGGGCAGTATGGGTCTGGATAGATTGGCACACCAGCGACCATCAAAGCACGGAAAGCGGCTTGAGGACCATTGTTGTCACCGTCAAAGCCAGAGCCTGGGGTGATAACGTATTGCTCTTGACCAACAAAGTCTTGAGCCAACAAAGTCCAAGTACCGAAACCGCACACGCCAAACGATGGCATTTCAGCGCCACGTTTAACAGTACCAGAGATGTACTGAAGAATGTTTTGACGAGTTGGGTTAACGTTACCAGCGTTATACACCTTGGATTGCCACCAAGAGTATGTATTACGGTTGATGTTACCGTAAGTGGTTTGGTAAGTTGCGCCACCAGTACCGTCATCCACAGCAGCGGGCAAGCCGATGAACTGTTGGTTGTTTGTGGTGTTGTTATACAAGGCGGTAGCCATTGCATCCATCATCACGTTGGTTGCGTCGTTCATACGAGCTTCAATCAAAGGAATGATTGCAGCGTCTTGTTGTGCGACACCTTCCATACCGAGGAACGGCACGGGAGAAATCATCAACTTCAAGTCGTACTCAGCGTTGTACGCACCTTGTTGGACTGACGGTTGAGCGAACGAGCCGCTGTAGTCAGACCACTGAGCGTTAACGAACTGAGCGCCCTGAACGGGGACAGTTACAGAAGAAACACCACCGCTGGCTTGTTGACTGTTTGCAATCAACGCTGCCATCAAGGGTGTGCTGTTATACAACTGCACAACCAGTTTAGGAATGAACGCTCTACGGGTAACGTACGTTAACTCCGTAAATTGCGAACTACCTGTCTGGGGCAGAATACCACCACCTATAGCCATATTAGCTCCTCAAAGTAGGCATTGCTGCCCTGACAAAATTGCACCCTCTTTTTACAAACCGATTGGGCGTTGTGGCTTACGCAAATCTTGGAAAGCCTTAACTGCCTCTTGCTGCGCTGCACCCCGTGGGTCTTTCCAAAATTGTTGGAGGTTGAGTCCTCGAATTGCGGAAGGATTGTATCCAGTAGGGGTTGGCTTCGCAGCTTCTTTCATGAAGCGATGATATTCAGCGGCGGTTTCGTGGTCAGAGATTTTTTTCTCCAACATCACTTTTTCCACCGCATCAATCTCATCCTCAGATGAAACCAAACCTTTTTTCACCAGTGATTTGCGACGTTTGTCCAACTCGGCTTGTGCATCACGGGTACGAAACTCGTTACGCAAAGATTCATTTTCCTGACGGATTTTGTCCAACTCTTGGTTGGTCCTATCTTTCAAATCAATTTCAGGAATGTTCAAGTTGGGTTTAACTTTTTTAGTCAAACGCAAGATGTCCTCCCGTGTATCGGGAGAATCAGCCAGAGTCTGCATCAAGGATGCCAACTCGTCACGGGCTTCTAAGGAAAGATTTTCTAAAGACATTTTGTTACCCTCTTATCGTATTAAATGACTTTTTTACCGTCACCAGGTTTCTCGACTTTCATGCCGCCAAATGCTGCTTTTGCTGCACCAGACAAACCGCCGAGTTGGGAATAGCGAGGGGTGTTAACCACCACGCCATTGCGTTGATTGTTGTCGGTAGGACGACGGGGTTGTGAATTACCACGAGGTTTGAACAAGTCCATGATTACTCCTGTTTACATTGGGGAAGGTGGCATACCTGGAGGCATACCGCCAGGTGGGGGAGGCATACCGCCAGCAGGAGGCATACCAGGGATTGGAGCAGCAGCCATTGCTTTGCCTTCTGGTGTACCGCCACCCGCTTGAGGCAACGTTTGCAACATCTGCAAAATCTCTGACTGCTGAAGTTCGTTGACTTTCCCTTTTTTAGAGCCAAGAACTTTGTTGATAGCGCTGATAGCTGACAAAGCCGCACGACCTTCTTCGCTATCCGAACCCAGTGCTGGCAAAGATTGCTCTAGCAAGTCTTGCGCCATTCCCAAGTTAATTTTTGCTGCTTCTTTAGAACCCATCTTAGGCTCTGGAGTAGACATTGGAGAACCCATTGGGGGCACTTCAGCATCAGACAAGTTTGAACCAGGAGGAGGTGCGTCGGGCATTGGTACGCCAGCCGAACGGCTACCTTTCATCAACTCCATCAATTTGTCTTGCGGAACACTCATGTTTACTCCTTGGGGCTAGTTTGTAACCACTTACAAACCAGTTGTCAATAGGTGGGGGAGTGGATATCGACTACTCCCCCGAAGTCGTTAAACGCAATTACTTGCGTTTGTGTTTACGAGCTTTACGCATGGCAACTCCTTAAACAGCAGTTTCTCTTCAAGGGGAGAAACCATACCCTATTCTCTTTCGAGAAATCAGCGACGGGTCTTGCGACCTTTTTTACCGTATCTGTGCATCATGATGAAGTCCTTACGTTCTGGCGTAGTTTCTCTGAGTTCTACCCCCAGCCGTGTTTCTAACACCTGTTGTGCGCTGTGTCAATCCAGGTCCAGAAGATTCTTTGCGTAAAGTTTCAGAACTAACCCGTGGTTGGTCAGCTTTGGGTTGCGTTTGAGGTCCACCGACGTTTTTAGTAGCCATCACGACTCCTTGTGTTCAGGGGCTTTGTGCCCTTTTTTGTGTTCGCCAGCGGGAGGTTGTGGTTGGGCGGCTTGCTTGGCTTCCATCATCTTCAAGCGCTCAATCAGCTCCTCTTTCATTGGCGGCTCAATCAAATCAAGCAGAGATTTCTTGTCGATAGCCCCTGCTTTGAGCAAGTTGAATGCCAGTGTGCGGGTGTCTTCCGTAAAGATGGGGCTGTTGGAGTGTCCATCCACTTTGACAGTGAATTCTTTGGTGAATTGTTCGGCAATGAACGGCACACCGTGCGTATCTTTGAAATGCGTATCGTCGTAGAGCTGCATAGCCTTGAGATACAAGGTAGCCAGCTTTTCCAACGAATCTTCAATGATAAGTGCCCGTTTTTTTACTCGTGATGACCCCAGACGGGCTAACTGGGATGCGTGTCCTGCTGAACGTACACCTGCTTCGCCTTTACCTTGCAGCACGTTGCCAACACCAGATGCCTCTTCAAACA